GGAAAGTTGTGCTGCCAGAGCGAGACGAAGTTGGGGCTGGAGAACGTTCCCAGGTTCAGGGTCGCCTGATCGGTAACGTCGAAGGACAGACCGCCAACCTGACCCCAGAGGATCTGGCTGAAGTCGCCTGCGTAGCCGACGAGGTTGCCCGAAGCGACGTGGTCGCTCAGGATCGTCTGACGGCCCAGAATCCGGCCCTCGCGGAACGGGGTGGTGAGGCTGTCGTAGGTGGACTCCACGAACAGCGGACGACCGTTCAGATCCAGCGAACCGTTGAGGATCGGCTCAGCGGTGTCATCCAGCAGAGTGGCAGCCCACTTCTTGCCGTCATCGACCAGCTTGCGGAGCCCATCGACACCCAGCGAGTTGTAGGCGTTGCTGCCCAGGTGCTGAGTCTTGTTGGACTGCGCCAGGTAAGCGCCGAACGGGCTGTCGGTGCCGCTCAGGGCGGCGTTGTCGAACGCCATCGCGATAGCGGTCGCCACCTTGGTACGCATGGTGCCCAGGTAGTTGGCCGGGTTCGCACGGACGGTTTCAGCAGACGCCACGAAGATGGTAGCGATCTTGGCGGGGCTGATCGACCGCGAGGTCATATCGCCCTTGGTGATCGGCTTCATCTCGCCCTCGCCGACCCACGCCGCAGAAACGTCACCGCTCCAGTGCGGGATCTTCACCCCGGTCGGTCCCATCGGGATCTTGGTGGCAACGCGCTGAACGATGGAGGTCTTCTCCGCTTCCGCGAAGTAGTCCCGCGCCTGCTCCGGCTCGAGGTAGCCAGAGAACATCGAGTCGCCAGTTTGTGAAATCTGGCTGTGATTGGTGCTGAAGCTCATCGCTTCATATCCTTTCGGTTAAGGGGTTAAGCCCCGACAGCTCTCTTGAGCGCGTCGAGGATCGGGTCTCCGTTGAGGGGAAGCGTGTCGCGCCCCCCAAACCCTTGGGTGGGATCGAATGCAGGCCGCTTAGCGGAGAACCCGCCAGCGAGATCGTAGGCAGCCTTAGCCGAAGCCTGAAGCGACTCGGTGTCGCTCCCCTGAAGGATGCTCGCGAACGTGCGAACCTTGTCGGAAGGCACGTTAGCGTCCAGCGAGATGTAAAGCTTTTCGAGCTCAATCTTCGCCGCAGCCAACTCGTTCTGCAATTCGGTTTGTGCGGTGTCGCGCTCAGCCAACGCAGCCTGATGGGCATCGTTAGCTTCCTTGATCGCCGCCTCTACAGCGTCCTTCTTCGCCACCCGCGCAGCGGCAGCCTCTTCGCGAAGCGACTTGACGTACGCCTCATCGAACAGTTTCGGCTGCTCCAGCGGTTTATCGACCACCTGGGTCTCGGGCTGGGCCGCTTCGGTTTCAGTGGTGTTGTCGGACATAATGTTTCGCCTCCTGGGCTTGTTAGATGAACCCACCAGGGGTTCGAGGACTACGCGGCTATCGCGTAGTTGGACATGGAGATATCGCCGCGCTCAAGGCGGCGGCGTAGCGCGTTCAACGTTTCCGTCTGAACACTGTTAGTGCGGGCCTTACCGGACTCGATGAGGCTATCCGCCTCAAGGCCAGCGTCGATCCAGAGCTGTTGCGCCCGTTGGGCTTGGGCTCTTCCCGGCCAGTTCTTCACATCGAAAACCGGGACAACCAGACAGTCACACCCGGTGTGCCACTTCTCCCGATACTCTTCCGTTGCTTTCCTGAACTTCTCGAGGTCACCAGCGTGCTGTTTGTACAGCTCGATAGCTGACTCGTCATCGAGGTCAAGCCCAGCCGTGTTGGCCTCCCGATACCACAGAGTGTCCTTGCCGGGAAACTCTGCGCCTCTCGAGATGAGCATGAGACACCAGGCGCATGTTTCGCGCCCGGTAGCTATCCTCGCCCAGCCATGCAGGATCTCCTGCGCTGGCTCGTTCTTCACCGCGCCTATGATCTGGCGACGGCCAGCCATCTCAATCTCGCGAACAGCAGTCAAAACGACTTTGGCTACAGCCTGGGACGGAGAGTCGGCCTGCGACAAATCCTTCCTAGCCGGTTCCATCCCTTTGACGAACCACTCGAACTGGAGCTCAGAGAGGAACCTCTCGTTCCTCTCCAACTCCGGGTGGAACTGCTTGCGTTGAGAATCGTAGAAGTCACGGCCCAGACGTGCGGACTGCTCGTACCGCTTCTGAACCTCAGGGAACAACAAACGAAGGAAGTCCACCCAATCCCTAGGGGACAGAACTGGCCCCGTGAAAAGAGAAGCGAACCTCCGAACATAAGCCGCTAACCCGGCAGTGATCGCCGCTTGCGCCGCAGCGTACTGCTCAGGTGTCACGCCTTCTGCTCCTGGCCCTTAGGAACAACCTCAGCCTTGACAGGCTTAGCTTCCAAAGCGCCCTTACTTGAGCCACCGACAGTGGTATCGCCGCCGTCTGTGGAGTACATGGTGCCCATGAGCCCAAGGCCCAGAGCTGCCTCTTCCTCATCCCACTTACGCATCTCTTCGCGCTCCTTGATGGAGTAACCCATGTCGATGCGGGCACGCTCACGCGGGATCACCCCGGTGCCGTTGCCGAACAACTTCGTGGCAGCGTCAGCCTTAGCGGCGTACGTGGGAGTGCTGGGATCGCGCCAGATCGTCTCCATACGCATCATGTCGGGTGTAACTTCCCCACCCTTCATCATCCTGTAAGAGAGGCGCATAGCCTCCTCCCAAGCCCCACCGAAGATCAAGTTTTTACGCTCAACCTTCTTGATGAGACGGGACTCAGCGGCGCGGATAGCCTCAGCCGAAGCGGGGTTATCCGCAGCAGTCGAAAGATACTGCGGAGGCAAACCTGTGTATGCGGCAACCTGTTTCGCGATCTGATCCAGAGCGTTCGTGAAGTTCGACAACTCAGCGGCAGAGAACTGCTGAATCTTCCCGTCCGCATCCTCGAACGCGAGGATCCTGGCGAGGTAAGCGTCAAAGAACGTCTGACCGGTCTCAGAATCCACACCGATCTCCTCCGGCTTGATGCCGAAGATCAGACGTTGCGGAACACCCATCAGCTCAGCGGTGGCCTGCATCAGCATCAGCACACGCGCAGCAGCGTCAGTCATAGACCTCAGCTCCGGCGTGATCTCAGACGTGCCGTACAGATCCGACAGCCTGGTCCGGTTAGGCAGAGGAACCACAGGAACCGCCTGCAAACCGTGCGTGTAGTTGAACCACGGCGTCCACTCGCCGTCGGCCTTGTACCAGCCGAACGTGTCGTTCATCGTGTACAACGTCGCCGCCTGGATCTCGTTGCCCTCAGCGTTATATGCGACCCGCACAGCTTTCGACACACGACCGATACGCGGATCAATCTCCGCGTACATGCGGGTGGGAGGTTCAACCCGAATGATCGGGACCGTGGGATCCCAACCCAAGTCGATCTGCGGATCCGGCTGGGAGATCGTGATATACGACCTGCCATGCACGTACGCGTCGGTGTAACCCAACGGTGCCTCGATGTCCAGGTTGTTCGCCTGCCACCAAGCCCACAGCTCCTCGTCGGCCTCATCAGCATCGCCAAGCCGGAAACCCTCCACCGATTGGCGTTCAGCGATCGAATCCACGTACAAGCGCGGGTACCCGACGTGAGCCAGAAGCGACTGCATCTGGATCGGAACCGTCACACCGATAGCCTCCGGGCGGCGCTGCGCCTCGTAGTACGAAGTGTTCGAGTTCAAGTTCTTCGAAGCGTCCTCGAACGCCGAAATCATCTCATCGCGAGCCTCATCCGGGTTCGAAATCTCCTCTTGCCCAGGCAAAGGTGCTGTCATCTAACTGCCACAACCCTTCCTGATCGTGCTTTCTTTGACATTAAGTAATCCTGTCTCGCCCCGAACGCCAACACAGCACAGACCGCAGCATCAATTTTCTTGCTGGAATCCTTTGTGGCCTTACGGATAGCGATAGCGTCGTAGTTAGTCGGATGCCGCTTCGCGTTCAGAACATGCTGCCGCAGAGTCGGGTTGCCGTCATGCGAAACCTCACGCTCTATCACCGCATCCTCCAACCGTTCACAGTCGAACGCGAACCTCTTCTGCTGCCCGCGCATATCGAAAGCGACAGGGTTGTTGGGGGACGCGTTAACCTTCAAACGTTTCTTGAACATGCGGGACCACTGATCGACGTAAGCCTCGAACTCCTT